TACTCTTCCCATGCTTCTTTATCCTCATTTGTCAGAATGCAAAAGCCCTCATGCTTTTCCCCTTTGAACACTGTTTCAATAAAATGCTTCATTAACAAGGGGATGTCTACATTTGCATGATAATTTTCCTTCAAATCTTTTTCGATTTTCCGGTATTTCTGGATTTCTTTCAGTGCCTTGATTGCAATATCACAAGCCTTTTCTCCAATAGTGCTTTGATACGCTCCATCTGCTTTCACTGACACCTGCTTGCCAAAATCTTTTAAAACTTCAATTGCTTCATTCTCTGTCATTTCACACCTCCAACAGCTCCGGGTTGTCAATTATGTTGCCGATCACTTCAAAATTCTCTGAATCAAAATCATCCAGTTCCTCGTAGTAATCACAGCCCGGCTCATTCGTACACCATCCGTTTTCATGCCACACGACACACTTTCTCGTCTCATCTTCTGGAAACTCAACGTCGATATGCCCTGAAAGAATATCATTCTCAAAAATCCGTCTGCCGCTTTTATCATTAAGTCCTGTGCACTGGCAAATAGTTGATGGGTCTATCTCGTAAACAGCTTTTTTACTTGCGAAAACCGGTTTAAAAATAAGCGGTCTTCCTGCAAGTTCATAATAACTACCAGACATCCATTCTCCGTCATCAATGCACTTTCCGCGGAATAAATATCTATCTTCCATCCTTTTCCTCCATTTCTTTCAACTTGGCTTTGGCTTCCTCTCTGGTAAGAAATACTGTTTTACCTATTTCATTCGAATAAAATTCCATTGATGCAAGGTTAGGCATCTCTTCTGGAAAACTTATTTCTATCCACGTTCCGTTGTTTTTAGAAATTGATATCTTTTCTATCGTGCAACACCACACTTGTTTATCTTCAATGCAATAAACCATATCTTCTATCTTGCACAGTAACCGCAGAAGTAATCCCTGCTCCTCGGCATCCTCATAGTCTTTGAGTTTCCGATATACGGCATCTATTTCCTCGCAATCCGGTTCACATGCCCTTTCCCACAGTTCATCATCAATCCATGATGGATTCCTTTCTGTTAATCTTTCCATGTTGCTTCCTCGCTTTCTGCTTTTCCTTTTCCTCACATGGCTTACAAAGCCTACTACACCAACCGCATGGTGTTATGTATGGACATTCTTCTCCAAGTCTCATGCTATTCCTCACTTTCTGCCTTTCTTCTCAAACTTATCGCACATCCCAACCGGGCATCTACGCCTTAATCTGGTCTGTAAATAATATCCACACATGATTTCTGTCTGGTTGTGCTTGTACGCGTATTTACATTTCCGGCAGTATTTTATGCTTGTCTTTGTCATCTCTCCCATTGGCATCACTCCGCTATATCTAAATCACATTCCTGCTTGAAATATTTCACAACATGGTCGTCGTTCATTCCCTCTACATAGTTCTTGGAAAAATCCAGCATCCTGTTCCACCATTCACGAATCAATTCGCCACTGAATTTGTAATTGTAATGCAGTGTATAAACTGCAATCACCAAATAACACCCAATGCCGTCATTCATGTTCGAAATTACGGATTTAATCTGGTTCTGCTTAGGATTCTTGCCATACATACGAATCTTGGCTCTGTACGGAAAATTCCTTGCTTCTTTCTCACAATCAAACCCAATGTTTTTTATAAATCTTTCTTCCTCTGCTCTAATGGTGGATACATTTTTTATTTTCTCGTTATTCTTCCGAAGAATTTCGTTGTAATTCTTTAGCTTCTGTTTTGAGAAATCTATGTCATAGTACAGAACATAAAAGCATGACATCTGCATTGATTTGAATGTCTGCCAAAAACAATTGTCAGATTCGCTTATATGTCTGGCTATGCGCTGCATTGTGAATTTATCCTCATAATTTTTCGGTTCAAGCTTTCTTGTCTTTTTTCTCAATGCATTGCTCATGTTTTTCCTCCTGTTATCACTTTTTCAATGATTTCCTCATGCATCCGCTCTGCGATATGATCCCGGACTGATTCTTCTGGAAATGCGATCTGATATGTCCGCTCCTTGATCCGGTTCGTGATCCGGTCATCATACTGTAGTGTCTCCAACGGATCATTGCTCGTAAAAATAGTCACTTTCCGGTTTATGTAACGTTCATTGATGATCTGATACATCTTATCGTTGATCCAGTCCGCTGGTCTCTCCACTCCGAAATCATCAATCACAAGGATGTCTGTGGTGTAGAGCGCGTCCAAAAGCTGATTCTCACTGTATTTTGTATCTCTCTGCCATGTATTCTTGATCTCTTGCAGGATAGTCAGCGACACCGCAAATTTCACTGCATAGTTTTTCATCAGCTCATTTGCGATTCCGGCAGCAATCCTCGTCTTGCCGCTTCCCTTTGTCCTTGACCAGATATACAATCCCATGCCTCTTTCCTTCTGGCTCTCAAAATCATCCAGATAGGTTTTTATGATTTTACAGGCATCTGACACCATCTTTTTACTTTCCTGCTTCCTGTACACATCCATTCGAAACGATCTTAGATCCATCCCACGGAATGCCTCCGGTATATCTGCGAATCGCAACCGCCTTGACATGACCGCTTTCTCACGGCATTTACACGGTACTGCTATTTCAACTCCGTCTTTTATTTTCAAGATCCACTCCCGACCTTCGCAAATTGGACACACATCAGAATCCCTGGAAGTCTCCGGTGTCTCCGCATTCCTGCATAAGTTCGTTGAGTGATTTTTCATGCGTTCCAGTATCTCTTCCAACTGATCCATCGTTCTCTCCTTTCAGGTACTGCATAAACAAGTTCTCTCGTAAAAAGTTCTCCGGCTTTTTAATATAACGCTCTGCTGTTTTCTCACGTCTACATATATCTGCATAATTCTGTGCGGCCAATACCAGATCATCTTCCGGTACACCAGCCAGTACCGCATTGCAGTATTCTGTTTCAACAAGACAGCCAGTACACCGTTTCGGATAGGCCGCGGCAAACTCTCCAAATTTTTCCACGGGGGATATAGGGGGTGTATTTTGTTTATGTTTATGTCTTTGTTTATTAATAGGTTCACTTTGCGGTTCAAACTGTGGTGCAATTTGCAGTTCACTTTGTGGTTCATCTTGTGGTTCATTTTTACTGTAATTTTGAACCACAAGACTATTTATTTTATATTGTGCTGCAAGATTCCCACCGCGCGATTTCCATTCGATGAACCCATCTGTAGCAAGTTTGTTTCTCGCTCTCTTTAATGCTGATGCATTTAATCCAGACCGAAGTCCAAGGACTGACGAGGCTACCGTAAACGTATCTGGCCACCCTGCCTTATTCGCTATGGACATTAACGCATGCCATAAGGCGATTGCAGTGTTGGGCTGCGGGTTTAGTTCGAGCCTGTCGTAAAATGCTTTTATCTCAGCTAAATAGTTCAAGAAATCACCCCGTTTCCAAGTCCTTAAGTAAGTCTCTTAATTTCATTTTTGCCTGTTCCGCTGTAAGTTCCGTGATTGTGACCTCAATTCTCGGATTATCCTTATCTACAGAAACATCATGATAAAAATGAGGGATGCATCTGCGGTTATCTTCTTGCAGCACCTTTGTTTTTGTGAGACTGTCCTGAATGAACTTTGTTGCGCAGGAGAGAATGTTGTCCCCATCTCTCCTGTTGTCTTTTTCAAAACAGTGGTAATAGATCAGTACCGGCTTTTCGATATGTACACCATGGAGCTGCTGTCTGATACACCACATGATGTGATTCTCATTATCATTTTTTACCTTTCCGCCCTTATATGGGTTGGTGCGATTGGCTGCGGTGTAATTGTTCAAGCCTTCCAAACGCCCCGGAACTGTAAATTTATACTCCATCGGCACCGTCCTCCATTCTGATCTGCGCATTGCAATCATTAATCTGCTCTGCTAAATATGCCGGAAGAGTGTAGCAATCAACAAATTCGTGTGCATCGGCAAGATCCTTGCGTTTCAGTGCCTTGTAGCTTTTCATTTTTCCTTCATCGTCATAAATGCCAAACTCACGTTTTAACTGATTGTAAATGTCGCTGAACACTTTTTTATGTACTTTACTATCCCTGTAAGCTTCTTACCGCCGAGCATTTCCACTGCCTTTCGTCTGACATGTGCAGAAAGTTCGTCTGATTCTGCACCGAACAATGGCATATCGTTTTCAATGGAATATACCTTCTGCTCCACGGTCTCAACCTTATGTTCCAACTCCACCGTTCCCTGCGCTAATAATGCGATCTGTTCTAATGCTGTGCGTGGTTTCTGAATAGCATCTTCCATTTCATGGAAACGATTAATATACTTTGCTGTGAACTCTGTTCCTTTTACGCCTGTCAGCTTATGGGCAATAAATTCGCAGCCCTTTTTCGTGACAAGATAACAAGGTTTCTGCCGATTTGACTTATCTGTATACTCTGAACCCGTAAAAAAATCGGTGTGGGGAATTTTTCCCTCACCAAATTGTAATATGTATCGTCTAATATCTTTCATTAAATCGTTGTGTGGTTTTCCAACCATCTCCGCAACCTCGATGGATGTAATTGTTTTCTGTTCTAAATTCATTTAAAACTCCTTTCTCCCGGCACCATGGAAAGCACCGGGAAACCATGGCTTTCAAAATTCGTGATATATTATGAAATCCTCATGATGTTTTCTTTTAACCGCCGAGCAGTTCTCGACAGTCAGGTGTTTCAACCTATAAATAACTGCGTCCATACCTCTTACGGAAAAGCTCTCTGGCTTCATCTTCTG